CAGGGTAATATAACTGGTCCAGTGCAAAACGCCCCAAGACTTTGCCAGGGTCAAATAAGGAATATGCAACGATAATTACATTTTTAACTTTAGTTAAATCCGTAACATCAATAATAGTCCCGGTTTCATCTTTTATATTTAAAAGAAAGTCCGGTGTATCTCCTGCATAAACCTCTCTCATGACATTATATTATTTGCGTACTGTTCGTACAAAATTTTGGCTGCGTCATGGTCTTGAACAGATGAAAGCACCTTTGATGCGGTCAATAAAACCAATGGCTCTACCAACATCTCATCCAGCTCTTCGGCCTTTTTCTTTGTGATGACCTTTATTTGTGGCTCACGGACAAAAGTTTCTGCCGAATCATTTTTCTTTAATGCTGGATGTGTGTAGCAATACGCTACCATCCTCCCTGCATTCGATATGGTTCCCCGGTCACTAACAACTACCGGTTTCTCCAATCCTCCCCTTGTGGCTCTCGACCCTTGCATTTGTGCCTCGGGACTTGCCGGATCTTTGAATGTGTAGATGGCACGGGACCAGTCCGGAAACTTTATACTTGCCGGTCTTAATACAGCTACCGGAAAATCTATTCTATACACCTTATCCGTGTAAGTGAGGATGCTCCCGATTTCAGTTCCTGCCTCATCCTTTACATACAACTCCACATTTTCCGGGGCTAATTTTATCAATGGAGCATCCTTTAATAACTCCAATGCCGCCTGATCCAGTGTGGGCTGGATGTAACTATCAAGCGGATGAGTTACATCCTCGTTAACAGGAGTGAACTCATCCATCTTAATTTTTACTCGCTGTATGATAGCGATTCTGTCCATTAGGTCAAGTCAGAAAATGAAATTGATTTTTCAAATGCTTTGTCCAGGACCGCCGATTTATTAGGCAAGTCGGAAATTTTCAGGTTGTACTTATCAAGTAAGTACTCTTTAGCTTCCTGAACAGTGGTGATGTCGGGGATTTCCTTAATCTCTTTGGTTGTGTCCTTATACTTTACCTCTCCATCCGGAGCCACATAATTTTGAGAGTTTTCGGTACTCTTCAAAACAATCTTCTTTTTCTTGTATTGAATGCACCTCTCAATGGCCTCTTGCAAGGCTTTTTCTCCTGTCCGGAAAGTTGGAAGTTTCTTTGTGGGCTTCTTCGTTCCACCAGTAAATTTGATTGATTTTAGGTCGAGACCAACCTTTAAAGTCACGAGAGCTGTGTCTCCTTGACGGTACTCATAAGTCTTTAACATCGCGGTATTTTTTGTGTTGTACGTAAAAAAAAAGGGCGGGCTTTAATTCCCGCCCTTTTAAAAATTAATATAAAAAAAAACTACTCTCCAATGATCATAGCGTGGGTTCCAGGGTATCTAAGCACACCGGTAGAGACCTTCTGCAATACAGTTGCATTAGCATTCCGTTGTCCGGATTTTTTTAATTCTAAAGTGGTGAATTGCAATGGGAAATACTCATGCTCTTCCAAATGGTTCACATCCAAAACAATCCCATTTTTGCTTTGCCCGGCCAGCCCAAATAAGGGGTGACGCTTAATGAAAAGGGTACCAAATTTAGTTTCCACTTTACTAAAGGTTATGCCCCACTTAACTTCGGTTTCCTTGGCTTCGAGCTGCTTATTAACTCCTTCAATCTTACTGATGGTAGCCAACAGGTCATCACCGGCAAACAAGAATCGAGTGTCAGAACCCGCGTTGTCAGCAAATATTTCCTGCGTCCAGTCAACCCATATGTCATTAGTGATGCCGGTAGAGAAGGTGTAATTAATGGTTTTGGTCATAAAGCTCGCTAAACCACCGCAAGTGAATTTGCGCTCTTCATCTTCCCTGTCAACAAATTGTGACCTGATACCCCATATATAACTCATTTCCATACGGGCCTTCATGTCATAAATATTCATCTCCTCATAATCGGTAAAGTCCCAATTCACTTCCTGCTTATGCGCACGTTGGAAAACAGACTCTTCGACCTGGGCCATGAAATTTTGAGTGTAATTGAAGTCCTTTTCAGGCATTACGGCAAACGGGGCTGTTTGTGCATCAAGTTCCGACTTGGCCGGACCCATGCGTACAGCAATCGAGTCAGTTACAATGCCAGGAATGCAATTAGGCGTTGCAGCGTCAGCTCCTGTAACCCCATTCATTGCCTGAATGTGGATTGCACTTGAGGCATTGTCTTTCTTAGAAATACATCCAACGAAAGGCTGCCCGTCTCCTCCCTCAATATCTGGGAACATCACGGTGTCATCTACGTTAAAAATAGAAACATCTGCCACGGTGATAGCTGCATAATCAACACTGGCAAGCACATATTCGTCTGCCGTTTTATCACTAAAAGGTTTAATGTCCACAGCATAAAATTCTGTCCGCTGGGATTTTACCTTAACCTTTTTAGCGTACTGCATGAAAATAGTCGCCAAAGGGGTGGATGAAGGCTGCATTTTAGTAATCTTATCGGCGACCTCAGCCATATTAAGGTCTTCCTGGGAGCCCTCTACCGCTTCGGTAGTGACAGTTCCCTCAACAACACCGCCTCCGGTGGTGGCCATTAATTGAGCGGCTGCTCCGCCCATAAATAAAAGGTTCATCGCTAAAAACGATACCGCAATCACTGCAATAGTGAGAACCATTAGCGGCAAGCCTGTAATCAGCTTAGTAATCTTCATCGGTTTCTGGTTTAAATTCTACGTTTGTGTTTTTCCTCAATCTTTTCCAGCCGGGATAAGAAGGCTGGTTTTTCCCGTCTGGGTTTCTCTATCGGGGTCCCGGTTCCGCTAACTTCCGGTAATCCATCGCCCTTTGGTTTTTTGTATTCTTTTTTCTTCGCCTCAACCTTTTCGTTTTTGGCCTGAGTAGAAGCTTCTTGCCTTGCTTGAACCAATGCTTCATCGTACCCGGTGGCTTTAAACATAGCGTCCAAAAACTCTTTACTAACCTTTCCCCGGTAAATGTCATCCAGGTACTGGTCCACTTTATCCAAAAAGGCAGTGGTTTCTTCTTCACCCAAATCCTTTTCTTCCGCGAACGCCTGAAAATTCTTAGAGGATTCAACCTTATTGCCATTAAGATCTTCGTCAAATTGTTTTTGGGCCTGAACCTGCTCCATTCGGTTGTTTTTGGCCTCTTCCCATTTGCCATAATCTGGGTCATCCTCCATAGGAGTTATCCCGTCTAAGTCAATGTTCTTTGCCAATGCTTCCGGAAGAGAAGCTCCATCCATAAGGTCGGCAATCAAATCAGCGACCGAAGGTTCTGATTCCATGAGAGCAACCAATCGTTCGCTTGCTTCCTGACCTTTATTTTTGTAATCCATTAGGTCGTCAATCATCTCCTCTGCAGCGACGCTCATTTCGTCATCGTCCTGAAACTCCCGGTCCTTGAAATACTCTTTCACTCGTTTCTTCCACCCTGGGGTGTTATCCTCTGCCGGAGTTTCCTCTACTGGGACTTTCTCTGCTGGGACTGCCTCTGCTGGTGGTGGAACAGGTTGTACTCCTTGCTCCTTTATTACTTCTTCATCTTCAGCCATATTAAAAAATTTATAGTTGTGAACTATACATAATGCTTTAAAGCTCAAATATATGCAGCTTAGATCAAATATAATCTTAATAATTAAAGGCGCAGCCGTAATAATTAAAAGTTTTTTTACTATATTTGTTAAACCTTCAATTTGATACTATGGCACACTACACCATTAAGAGAGGACCAAAAACCTGCAATGCTCCTCGAAAAAAAGAAGCAATATTTAAAGCCTACGAGAGGATGATACAAGAGGAAGGGGAGAAAGCACGATTGTTCCCGAAGTCGTATTTCTACGAAAGGTTGGCTGATGAGTTCTTTTTAACGTCAACAACTATAAGTATCTATGTGACTCAGATGTGTAAAAAGAAAACGGGAGACCAAAGATGAAGGAGATAAATAATATTATACGGGAGAACAAATTCCGCTTGGATAAAATGCATTGCCCCTATGATCAAATGACAGGAGAGGGGTCTTTAGTGCCGCGCAAGAAGTTGGAATACGAGGGCGTATTGGGGCACACGAAAGTATTGCTTCCAATTACCATGTTTGATGATGATTTTATTAAAAACCTTGCGGCCGTTTACTCCATTCCAAAACTCCTAAAATCTGTCAAGACTGAGGCTAATCAAAAGAACATCGAAAGTGTGGAACAGCACTTTGCCACGCTCCGGTTAGACCATGACTTTGAGTTTTGGTGTATTACAGCCGCACACATTCAGTACAAAATAACAAAACAAATAGATGTATTTAGACTCAATGCACCACAGAGACGATTTATCGTACTATTGGAGAGAATGAGAGTAAATAACCAGCCTATTCGTGTTATTTTATTGAAAGCAAGACAATGGGGTGGGTCCACTTTAGTTCAGATGTATATGGCGTGGATACAACTTCGCCATAGAACATCATGGCATTCAGCCATTATTGCAGATGTGGAAGAACAGTCAAGGAATATCCGTAATATGTACACCCGGTTAGGGGAGTATTATCCACCGGAACTTGAAAACATCAAATTCAAGCCTTTTGCCGGCTCTGTAAAATCAAAATATATTGAGGATAGAAAGTGCATTATCGGGATTGGGTCAGCCCAAAAACCGGAATCTCTGCGTTCCTATGACTTTGCAATGCTTCACGAATCAGAGGTTGGATTGTGGAAAGATACACAGCAAAAAACCGCTTCCGACCTTGCTCAATCCTTACAGGCGACCGTCCCGGACGAGCCTTATACCTTAGTGGTATTGGAGAGTACCGCAAAAGGGGTTGGGAACTTCTTTCATGACCAATGGCTCAATGCTGTCTCCGGAGACTCTATTTTTCAGCCGTTTTTTGTCCCGTGGTTCGAGATAGAAAACTATCAAAAAGAGGTTGAGAACTACGATAAGTTTATTAAAACATGGGGGGAATACGAATATTTCCTTTGGGAGTTAGGCGCCACGATAGAGGGCATTTACTGGTATAATTACATAAAGGTTGGTTATGGGTACAGCGACTGGCGAATGATGTCAGAATACCCCTCAACGGCTACGGAAGCGTTTCAGTCAACCGGACGAAGGACGTTTGCTCCTAATTACGTTCTTAACGCCCAGAAAACGTGTAAGGCTCCTATCTATATTGGAGATGTATTTCCGAACACTCGCGGCCCGGAGGCGCTTAAAAAGGTTTCCTTTGAAGTATTGCCTAAAGGGAATCTCTTTATCTGGCAGCTGCCCGATGATAGTGAGGAAATAACTGACCGATATTGTGCTTTTATGGATATTGGAGGTAGGAGCGAGGGATCCGACTACACGGTAATTAAGGTGTTTGACAGATATTGGATGATGGATGGTGGCGTCCCGGAAGTTGTGGCTGTGTGGCATGGACATATTGACCAAGATTTAGGGGCGTGGAAGGCAGCCCAAGTGGCTCAATTCTATAACAATGCACTTTTGGCCGTGGAGGTGAACAGCTTAACCAAGGATGCGGAAAGTTCCGAAGGGGATCACTTCTTTACGGTGCTGGACGAAATCGCTGATCACTATACTAACCTATATGCTCGCAACGACCCCGACAAAATTCATCAAGACTTACCTGTGAAATTTGGTTTCCACACCAATAAAAGTACAAAACCAATGATTATAAATGCCCTGAATGCAGCGTTGCGCGAGATTGATTACATAGAAAGGGATATACGGGCCTGTCACGAGATGGACGCTTATGAAATAAAATCCAATGGAAGTTATGGGGCTAAAGATGGGCAGCATGATGACCATGTTATTGTAACGGCTGGTGGAGTATGGCTGTCCTTCGAGATGGATCTTCCGCGCTACGTCACAGCCGAATCAAGAAAGAGACAAAAACGAACCATTAAATCAGAAGCATCAGTGTAAACTACCCACCCACGCAAAGCGATGGGATGGGCTTTAAACCTGAATAAACGTGAGCAATAGAGCAACACATATCATTCGATTTTTCAACAGAGTTTACGGTCTGTCCAAGCAAGGAGATAACTTTAGAAGCGTTGTAATCCGCATCTATGGTATCTACCTTGCAGTTTTTGTTTGTGCATTTAAACACTTTGTTTGTTCGTTTACCAATATGCTTACATACATTGCAGGTCTGCGAAGTATAACGAGGGTCAACAATTACAACAGGCACTCCATAAAGAATGCCTTTGTATTCTATATAAGAGCGAAGTTGATTAAAAGACCACTTACCAAGTTTGGTTCTAAACTTTTTGTTTCTACGTTTAGAAGTAAATCTAATATTGGTCAAATCCTCGATAGCCACACCTTTACCGCTTTCTTTAGCGGAAAATATAATAGACTTTGCTATTGTATGGTTAACAATACTGGAATGAGTTCTTTCCTTGCCTTGAAGCCGTTTAGACAACTTTCTGCAATTCCTTTTAGTGGAACGTTTAGAAGTGTCTGCCTTTGCCTGAATAGAACTACGAACCTTTTGCCGATGTTCTCGGTATGCGTTAAGCCCATCAGCAGAATGCTTAACACCATCAGAAGTAACAATAATATCCGTCAGCCCAAAATCCACACCCACGAAGCTCTCTATATCTTTAATATCTTCTTCGGGAACATCAACGGTTTGAAACAAGTAAAATTTACCTTTCTTAAATACCAAGTCCGCTTCACCTTTAATGTAAGGCAAGTAGTTCCTGTTATGGCAAACAAAAGGTATTTTAATTCTACCACCGATAGCCCAAAGAGAAACAATATCATTTGGTTTATAAGTCATTATTCGACTATCATAACCAATACTTCCAAGTGGTCTGAATTGCCTTTTAGTTTTCTTATCAAGTTTGTAAGCATCGGCAACCTTTGCTACACATCTTATAAGCATCTGAGAAGAAAGATTAAATGTAGCCTTGCACGAATAATATGTTTCGTGATGGAGTTTAAAGTTATTGAAAATCTTCTTTTCCCAAGCTACGTCAGACATAGCATTACAAACAGCATTAGCTTCCTTCATCGTATCGAGAAGCAAGTTAGCCTGTTCATCAGTAGGCAAAAGTTTCACTTTCAACGTCAATTTCATAATGCAAACATACAACAAATTTCTGAGATAAGAAAATATATTATTAACAATTTAATTATGGAGCGGCAATTCCTCCCATCGAGCCTTCGGCATCAATGGGTTTCCTTGCCGAAATATTTATGAAAGATTTACTTGATTATTTTAAGCTACTTGTTATCGAGGCCCCACGGGAGTTTTGGGCCGAGGCTGTGGAGTATGTTCGCACCTTCATGGATAACCACAAGATTAAGCAGCAAATTAAACTGGCCCGGATGAGGACAGCTGTTGATCGGAAGCACCGTTACATTGTCCGAACACCCTCCGGACGACCTATATCGGTAGCAACCAGCCAGGTTGAGAATATGAAGCGCAAAAAACTTTTGCCTAAGCACATCAATTGCGTAAGCATTTACAAGCATTCATTGGAGGTAGTGAAGTATAAACCAGGAGTGTCAAGCAGAAAAGGCTCCGGGAAAAAGATTAAATCGTGAGCGCAAAAAGAAAGGCCGGAGACTAACCCGGCCTTATTTTTTGAAGTATTTCCAAAGAGCGGAATAACTTACAAAGACAGTACAAAGATACAATAATTATCTTGTACCCGCAACAGCTTGTTGTATCATTTGTTGAGATTCCGGGTTCTCGCCCGGCATTGGAGCCTGTCCATTAGGGACTTGCCCTTGTTGCATTTCTGCTTTTCTTTCTTTTAAGGTTTCCAATATTGCTTTTGAATATGGTATAGGGCTGTGTTCCAGATACGTTTCAGCATCTATCATCTGCATTTCAACCAACTTCATTAAACTTTGATTCAGCAATTCCCGGAAAACCGGCGTGTCGTTCCCCTGAACTACCTTTAAGTCGTATAGGTGTCCTTCCAGCTTTTTAGGGTCGAACAATTGCGCTGTGTCCTCACTATCGCTGTCTATGGCAAAGTAGCGCTCTTCGGTGTAATACTGTAATATCAGCTTCAATATCTTCTCGTCTCTCTTTTGCCTAAAGAAGTTAAAACTCATAAAGAAGTCTTTTGTGTTAGTTGAGGAATGTTCGGCCTCTTGTGCGTAAAGGGAGGACGGTGTGCCTGACTTGGCCTCTTTCCCCTGTATGGCTCCATGAATACCCGAAATATCGTTGATAAACTGCATTTGATATTTCAGCATATCGGTTAGTCCCACAGCCGTACTGTTACTTGAAATTTGCTCAGGCACTTTTTGGTGCATCCGGGATGGCTTATAGGTGATAACCCCGTCAAATGACCTCCACTCTTCAGCAAAGTCTTCCGGGGTCAAATGGTCTGGTATTGAATCCACCGGGACCATTAAAACCCCTTTCGCTGACGAACTCATTATGAAGTCAAGTAATATGATCATGCGGTTAATATACCTTTGCTGATCAATAATGTCTTCCACAAAACCCCAAACCTCTCCGTCAATCAGCGGGTGTACCACAAATGTAAACGGATGCTCCCCGTGATCAAACGGCGACTCTCCTTCCCAAAGGGTGTGTCCGTGTGGAGTCAAGAACTTGGCTTTCCAATATTGCTCTTTAAATGACTCCCCGTCAACCAAAGGGATATTCTCCGGGGGCACTCCATTGGCCTCTCCAAATGCTACCCGTTGGTCGTTTATCACCTGAATTTCTTCCATGGAAAGGTTTGTCACTTCCAGTGAACCATCTGCATAATCGTGAACCCGCGTTCTCCACCGGCTTTCTAATCGCCACACTTCTATTAGCCTCGCCTTCGAGGGATCTTCCGGCATGTAAAAATTAAGGCTATCCAGCCGGCTTGATTCTAATCCGGTATAATCGAGGAATTGTTGTTTGTCAGTCATGGAGTACAGTTTCTTTATGCGCTCTTCCTCCTGTGGTGTTTTGGCAAAAGTGGCTATAATGTCGTCCAATGGAGCGTCAACAATCTCACCTACTATCCGAAAATCTTCTCCACGAACGTCCTCAATGTCGGTATTAAAGAAAACCCGGTTCATATTAGGCATCTTTATTTTAACGTCCTCTTCGCCCCGGATTTTGAAATATTTGTAAAGTTCTTTTTGAACAATGCCTCCCGAAAGGGCAAACTCTTCCAAGGCTCTTGCGTCAAGTTCCTGTAAGTAGTTAAGGTCTTGAACGTGCATCATTGCATTGGAGAGCATACGAGCCCCTTCCTGCCCCCCTTTTGTGCGGGACAATACAATAGACTTGTTCGATGAGGCCCGGTACTGCCCAACCAGGTTCTTCATCATCTGCCGGATAATGTTTTGTTTCAATGGGACTTTCCCCTGATCACGGATATATTGATCCTCGCTTATCCAGGTGCCTAGGTTTTTGGGATCCTCTATTCTATCAGACCATTGGTCCCCTCTGTGGTAAGCTCTATTCCTGCGCCTTCTCCTGCGAAAGTCGTACAGACTATCCCACCACATTCGGCACTCTTCCAGAATACGCATATTGTCTGACTGCTCTTCTGTCTTGCCTTCAAAGGTTAATTCGTCAACTCTTCTTTGTAAGAGTTCGGCCTCTTCCCGCTGCATTTTAATAGCCGAAAATGGTACTTTGTCCGGGTTTATTATCATCGATCGTATTTTTTAAGAAATTCTTTTATCATGGCTGTTTCTTCGTCTCTTATTTTTTGTAGTTCGCGGGGCGATGCTTCAATTCCCGGTTTTTCTCTTAGGTGCTTAAATCTTGTTCTCTTTTTATCCAATCCTTTTAACAGGGCTTCAAGCCTCATGTATCGGGGATTACGATTAACTCGCTCATTTTCCCGGCTCATATTGGTTATGTTGTAGTTATAGGCATCCACTTCTTTTCGTAGTTGCGATAATCTCTCGTAAGGGGCGTATTCATAAGCCTGTCTATTATATCGCCTTACGATGGGGATGGTGTTTTTATCTACAACGTTAAACGGATTATCTTCTCCTGAAATCATTGCCGATGCGCCTTCTACTAGCCCCGCGCCGGTTTTCATTACATTATTAAAAAATTGACCTCTCCCCCCTAAATAATAGGTTACAAGATGTTCAACGCCGGAAGGGTTAATATCCTCATACCATGGAAGAGGCTTTTGTAACTCGCCTTCCTCTAATGGGTATCTTGCGTATGTCTCCGGATTTCCTCCGTTAATTTGAAACCATTGGTCGGTAAAGTATTTTGCAACAAAATTGACATCTCTTTTAAATAACCCCGCGTTTGCTGTTTGCTCCTCCAAGCCTTTAGTATATGGTTCACGAAGCACACTACGATCTGCAAAATCTCTGTTCTCGGCTAGATCCAGCCACGGGGTAAGCACCATCGGGGCAATTGGCTTAATTATCGTCATTAACCCCACATCATCCTTATTAATCCATTCCACCGGATTAACCGGGCTACCCATGTCAACAGCAAGGTTCAAGGCATCTATCGACATTTGCTTACCCCCTGCATCTTCATAGCCAATTTTATCGCTTGTGTCCAGGAACATATTCTCATAAGACGAAACGCCCATGCCGTGAAAAGCCCTAAACCCATGCAGGAGGGGGATTGAGATATACCTCCCTTTCCCGTACCCGACTACAAAATAATTGTGCTTTATATATGAATTTACATTGGAGTACCAGTCTTTATCCTTGTCGTCATCATCAAGACCCATTGCCATGTGATTTAAGAATGCAGAAGCCATGCCTAAGGCGTACATTGAAGCTGCACCTTTGACAAAATTCCCTTTGTTCTCGTAAGCCAGGCGTCCTATATTCTCAAAACCCTGTATGGCTGCGTTGGAAAATCCGATAAAATTCCCGACCATAGGAGACATTTCCCCTTTACGGTTGAAATTGGCTCCCGTGTTTTTAGCGTCTGTGGCTGCATCTGCCGGGGCTTTTCCCATCTCCAAAGATGTTATATAGGTGGCAAGACGAGCCAAATTTTCGCTCCTTTTGGCCATTGCCTCTAAGGATTCTCCAACACCTTCAAAGAACCTGTTTTGCCCCTCTGCATTAAAAAACACCTCATTTACCCCAGTGGAATTAGCAACTCTTCCTGCCTTCTTTAGCTCTTGTTCAATGTCTTTTTGAACTTTGTCTAATTCTTTCATGTGAACAAAGCCGGTTTCTCCTCCATTCTCTTTGAAGTCATTCATTAACTTGTATATAGGGACTGTTTTAGATGTTCTCTTCCCATCTGGGCCTTTTATTTCTAATTCAACGGTATTGTTCTCTATTTCCCTAAGATTGTTCTCTGCTTGTTCTCTGGCTTCCGGAGTTTCAGCTCTATCTAACTCACTTTCCGCTTTTTCCCACTTGTTGTAGGCTGTCATTGCTGCATTTGATGTTTTCAGCCTTTTAACAAACGTCGTTACATCACCATCCGGTTTAATGGCATGGGCTAAAGCGGCATACATTACGTCTCGCTGGGTGTTTGGAATAATAAACGCCGGGTTTTTGGCTGTAAAGTTTTGGACCAACTGCCGGGTTCCCCATCCAAAACCTTCGATTGTGTTACGAACCCACTTAATATCAATCTTATCGGTGGTCGCCAGTTTCTTTTTATTAATGGCATTGGCCACGTCCGGGTTTTCAAAGCGCATAATTATTAACTCCCCATTCACCCAAACATCAACATTATGTTCCAGGTCTTGGGCTTTGTTTAATGACATTCTTCGGGAGTTATACCTTGTCTTGACCTTCTTTTCGTCAAACAGTTTTTGCTCGGGCCGCTCATATTCAATATAATATTCCTTTTTTCCGTCCTCTTTTATTTTTCCTGTCTCTACAAAATAAGTTTTTTGGATATGTGCCAAATCCTGATAGGGGTTATCTTTTAAAAGCCGATACATGTACTGTTTCGTCTTGTTAGCCTCTCCCTGAACAATGGCCATCCCGGCTTGCTCTACCATGTGTTGCAATGGGTTATTTGCCAAGCTCTTTCGTCCCTTAGCCTTCATTAATTTTCCAGCTCCATCGCCTCCGTTTTTCCCGGCATAATTCCACACGTTTTCTTCTTCTTCTGTATTCTTTAACCCTTTAAGGGGGACGTAATATTCGTAGGAGTCTTCCCCCAATGTGAGTTCCTGAAAAGTTTCTTTACTCAATCGACCGTCCCTGAATGCTCTTTCCAGCGTGAAGTTGTTTAGCGCCCTTATCTTTTCCCACATTTTATTTATGGCGTCCATGTTGTGATTGGCCTCAAACTCCTTTGTTATTTTATTTGCCTGTTCCGTTGACATTCCAGACCAATTTTCAATAATTCCTTCTCGGCCCTTTACAATTTTACCAGCCTCTTGGCGCTTCTTTGTTATTTTCTTATTCCTTTCCGGGGCGTGCTTAGCCATTAAGTATAATTCCAATTCATCAAGCTTCTCGTCTTTTGAGGATTGAATTACATCGTAAACAGCTTTCATCATGGGCACTACCTTTCCCTTACCCATTCGCTCCATGGCAGTCATCGTAATTCCATACGACCTATTTTCCTGGTTGTAAGCGTCCCTAAACCATTCCACATTACCCCCGCGCCGCAGAATCTCTTGTTGCAAACGCTTAACTGGTAACATAAAATCTTGTGTAATCTCCCTGAATCGATCTCCCTTTTCCCGTAATTCTGCTGCGGAGCTTGTATCTCCTGTCACTTTATGATACATCCCATGGTCAATAGCTCGTTCTCCGGCTTGTAAGGGACGGCCTATGTTCGAGCCTTCTTCGGAAACATAACCTATTGATTTGTCTTTTTTGATAGCATTTTCTGAGCGGGAGAGTAAATACATTATGTCGTTTGTGGAGTAACTTATCCCAAACATATCCTTAATGATTTGTCTTATTCTACCGCCAATTCTGGTTAGCGTACCAGGTCTTTTGTAGTTTACGGCAAGACTGGCAATGTATTCCTCCGCTATGGTGCGCTTGTCGCTACCGTATATCTCCTCTAATCCTTCCCTGTCAACCTCATTCATCCCGTCATAAACCCGGTCTAAAATGGGGCCTATTTTGTCTTCTCCGAGGGCTTTCCTTAATCCCCGGTGCCCTAATACTTCATGGAGTATTACTTTTCGGGCCGTATTTAAGTCGAGGACATTTGCAGGGACCACGTAAACATTCCCTGTCTCTGGGTCATAAAACCCTTGTATTTTACCTTTGTCCGCTTTGGAAAACATGTAGCCTTTGGGTAAAGTTCCGGGGTCATCCACCACTTTCACGGGGATGCCAAATTCTTTGCTGGCATCCTTTGCCGCTTGTTCCATGGCTGCAAAATGATCGGGGCTTACCGGTGAATCCTTACGTCTTATCTTACTGCGGTCAAAAACTATCAATTCATTCTCCCCCTGCCCTTGGAAAGAGATGGAATCGTACCCTTCCTCTTGGAGATGGGCCGTTACCATTGCGGCCAGTTTTTCCGTGCCTGATGGGCCTAATTCATCCAATGTTAACGTCTGGGGGATATAACCAAATGCGAAGTCCCCTACCTTGAATTGGTCTTTGTTTTCTTGAAGTAATTTAAGTTGTAGCTCAGCAAACTCATTTTGATTCTGATCAAATACAGCCGGATTTTCAACCTCTACTTCGTATTCAACGGCAGGATTTTCCTCTGTTTCGTATCTGTTTTCCTGTTCTGTGGAAAAATATACGCCTTGGGCTTGGTTCTCTCCCATGTTCAGCCCATTCACCCGTGTCTTGGGCTTATTTTGTAACTCAATGCGGGCTTCCTGTGATTTGCGTCTCTTGTTTATTGCAGACTTGTCTGCCATAGCGCCTTCGGTTACATCCTCAAAGTCATTTTGCGCTAAAACAGCATTTTTAATTTCTTGCTTTAGCGGCTCTTTGCGCGCGGTGAAATCATTCATCTCCCGCTCAATGGCTGCAAGTTCAGCATTTGCATCCGCTAATTGGTTTTGGATATTCTTTTGAGAACCGTCTTTAGGAACATCAAACAACTGTCCGGCTGGCTCTATTGAAGGCTTTTTGTTTTTGTCCTCCACATCCATGTCAAGCCCCTTTTGTTCATTGAGCCCCTTGTCCATCTTGTTCTTTAAAGTCTGCCTACGCCCCTTCGCTTCTTCGTATTGCTCAATAAGTGACTTCTGCTTATCAGTCACTTCGGCTTTAATGCGACCATCTATTCTTTCTTGCTGGGCGGCTGTTGGTCTTTCGGGAGAAATTTCAGCCCCATTTCCTTGGCGACCACCAGGGGACTCTTTTTCTTGGCCCTCGCTATCAGCTTTATTATGTTCTTGCAAGCCCTCTCTTTTGCTTCCGGTGTTGCTTTCTCTAAGTCCATTTATTATTACTTTTAGTTCGTTGTATTCATCAGTCGTCAGCCCAAATGGGAACTCTGTAAAAAACTTCGGGTCTGATTCTAATTTCTCTGCCAGCTTATCAATATCTACTTCCCCGTTGTCATCATTAAATGCAGCGTATTGCTCTGTAAATTTAGGATTTAATTCATTATTTTCCAAATCTAAATTTTCCCTGTCCAATTGTGCTTCATCCTTTTGATAATAGTCGTGATTCTTAATTGACTTTCCGGTTAGTTTCTTGTATTTTGCCGCTAACGCTTTTTGTCGGTCTGTTGTTTTTCTCTTGATTGAAGGATTATTTACCAGTTCAATCATGAAATCACTCACAATCCCCAAGTCTTCCGATGTGCCTTCAAACCCTAAAGACCCCGCCAATTCTTCAAGAGCCATTCCGTCTTTGCGGAGAAACCTTTTCCCGAGGCCTTGCGTTATATTCGCTTTGTCGTTAGATCGCTTAAAGCTATTCGGCTCAACGTGAACCCCATCGGCTATTACTTTCTGCCACTCTTCTAATTTCTCATAAGGGATAAAGTGTCGAACTTCTTCTCGGTAGGCGTTTGCCACTTCATTTGCATCCTCGCTCTTTTCCAACACTTCATCAATATCTTGGTCTGTATCTCTCGGGGCCCCTTCTTCCGCTATGGGGATTTCTGGGGGGATAAATTCGCTCTCTTCGGGGGCGGCATCTTCTGCTCCCTCTTTCGCTTCATTTTCCTCAGTGCGTTGATCTTGATGTTGTTCACTATCCGGAAATTTGTCTGCCACGGCTTGCTCTAATTCCGGGTCATTCTTTATTACTATCCCTTCTAAATCCTCTATGTTTTCAGCCAATCCAATGGCGGCCAGTGCTTCCTCGCGATTCATTTGGTCGCCTTCAAATGAATATTCTGGTTGAGGGAACTTTTCATCTATTAAGCCCTGCAACTCCTCATCCCCGGCAATCCCTAACGGCTGTAAATCTTCCGGCCTCTTAGCTCTCTTAATAGCCAGGCGGGCCATTCCTCTTGATACTGGTTTCCCTTTAATGGAGTAAACTGGTTCACTATCTTTACCTTGCTGTTCTGATAGCTTCAATTCTTTGGCTACTATCGTGTACGCGTTGGGCGAAAACAGGTCTGCGCCTGACTTCGTTTTTATTTCAAATTCCAGCTTCCCATTGTAACGGCTGTTTAGTGAACCTATTACCTGCTCTGCTTCTTCGCTTGTGCCAAATGCATCACCTATCTGGTAGGTTCCATCTTCAATCTGGGTAACATTGTATTGATTTTCGCCAGCGGTGATTACAGGCGTATTCGTTTGTTTATTATTATCAACCCGAGTTTCTTGTTGTCCCGGCTCAACAGTTTTCATCTCCGCTGCCGCACCACCTAAATTATCAGGTTCTTGTGGTGTAGGGGAGGGGGATTGCTCAATAGGGGCTGCATCCGGACCCTTATTGTTTACATTTGTGCCAATTACCCTAAATTCATTCTGCCCATTGGAATCCTGCGTTTGCTCTTCAATGATTTCAAAAACCTTTTTCCCCTGATATATTTCATTAAGGCGCTGCGCCATCGCTTCTGCTTCGTCCGGGGTGTTAAATGGCTGCTGTACCTCTAATCCCCGCTCGGTTTCCACCGCTGATACCTGAGCATCATCAATCTCAATTATCGTGGCCGGGCGAATCTGGTCTTTCATGTCAGGGGCGACACTTATCGAACCTTCCGGGCCGTTAACTATCATGGTGCCATCGGTGGACACCTCCATGATCTGTCCTATTGTACCACCTGCCTCAACCAGGTCCCCCTGTTTGAACTTAACTTCACCATCTTTCTGTCTTTGGATATGATCTAAGACTCTGTTTCTGTATTCTTTTTGCTCATTAACGAATGATTCAAAGTCCACGCTTGTTCCTGCATCTTCCAATTCTGAGACAGGAACCATTCTGCGTTCAAAATTATTATTGGGATCAACCACTACCGCATTTTCCCCATCTTGATCAACCACAAACAAAGGCTCCTCTTTGTCTTTATCCTGATTTTTCGTGTAGAAAGCCTGAATGTTTCCGGTGTTCTTATTTCTTATGGACGCTGCTTGCTCAAAAACTTGCTGGTCCATACCCTGTTCAAGCCCCTCTTGATACTCTTGGTACTCCTTTGGGGTAACGAACGCTTGGTCTGCGACTTCATCTGGGGATATTTCAATTTGATCTCCATTCTGCGTTTCCCCTATAATGGCACCATCCTTTTCTCCCAAATATTCCGCAGTTTCCCCATCCTTAGTCATTACGATAGGGATGCCATTCTCACTTCTACGCTTATTACGGATGTAGTTGCGGGTCCCCCCTCGAACCGGGGCCACCATGCCGGTCATGAGTGCGCCGGATCTAGCTGCATCAGTTACACGTGAAATCCACTCTTGCAAATCCGGGTCGTCCTCAGCTTTTTTGTAAAAAGTTTCAATGGCTAATAGACCTACCTCAGTCAAGCCCTCTTCTCCGGCCTCTCCTGCAGTCATATAAGTAAGATCAGCGCCTTCTTTTAATCCGCGCTTGACTATGCCGGGCGTTTGTTTTGCATAGGTCTTTATAGCGCTCTCCAAAGACTCTCGTCCGGCTTTTGTTCGGAACATTTTTTTCAGCAAGTCCCCACCAACAGCCTTTTTAATCGGCTTGGGCATATAACGGGAAATACCTCCCAAAAATCGTTCTGTGAATACTTCCGTTCCGGCAGATGATAGGGCGATGGTCCATCTCTCATATTGGTTCCCTCCTTCTCTGGGGTCTTCTCCTATGCCTTTCTTGTATTCATCATAATCTGCTAATGAATTTCCTCCAACACTTATTCCCATGTCGGTTAAATACGCGGAAGATAAAGCCGGTGCGGCAACGGGGACAAGGGCACTACCTACCACTACGCCGCTTATTTTTATTGCGCTGGGCAGAGCGTTACCTATATCTTTCTCCCATCCGGTTATCCCTTTCTGCAATCTTTCCGCTTCTTCACGGTTCCAATCCGAGGTCTCTTTAAGGTACCCATGAGCATCCTTACTTACAGGACGCGCAACTTCGGATGCGAGCTTATAAAACCCCCCTAAAAATTGGTTGTAAAGTCCTGCTTTTGTTAGCCTACCAATATTTTCGTACCACGGCCTTTCGTCCGCTGCCTTTTTTTCTTCATCAGACGTAAGCTCTGGCTGAGATGTGCTTAACTTCTTTTTTGCTTCATCATACGTAAGTTCTGTCTGGGATGTGCTTAACTTCTCGGTCGCTGAGGCAGGTGTTTCTTCTCCGCCAATAGACTCCCCTTCTTCTGTATCACTTTCGCCTTCTCCCGGTAATTGGTCGAATATGGGATCATAGAAAACATCTTCCTCGTCTTCCGGAGGCTGCTTCTCACTTGATTCCTTTTGTGTCTCTTCCGGTAATTGATCGAAAATAGGGTCTTCGTATTCACTTTCCGTATATTGAATGCTCATAGCTTTTTATTTTGCTGATTGGTGAGTTCTCATGTGTTTCATATACGTATTCAGTAAAGAATTATAGCCACCTGCTGCTTTTATCTTTCCCCTGAAAGCATTTGGATTTGTTGACTCCTGATATTTTAAGGCTGCTTCTGCTGCGGCTTTTAGGGTCTTATCCGTAGGGTTCTCGGCATATTCTCTCTGCGCTTTTTTTACTATCTTAACTTCTTGCTTATTTCCCCTTTTCTCCTGAGATGCTTCCGAAGGTGTGCCTCCCTGCTCCTGCCGGGGTTCTTCTGAAGGGGTGGCTTCCTGTTCTCTATCGGTCTTCCTTTTCCTCTCCTGTTCAAAAAAACTATTTATCCCATAAGCATTAGTGGGGTTAGCATAATTGGGCTGAGAGATAGTTCCCAAACCCTGTTCTTCCTGTTCTTCCGGCGGGGGCATTTCTCCCTCAATTCCAAACTCTTTTGCAATTTCTTCATCCCAAAATTCTGGGGCTAAACTCAATACAGCTCCGAAGTCATTAGGCCAGGTTTGAGTTTGTAGCTCTGTCATTGCCTTGTACTGTTTGCTAAATTGATTCTTGTCGAAATTTTCTCCATTTTCTCCTCCCCATAGATTGTCGTCAACATCGCTTATAGCTTTATTCAGCATAGCTCCAATCGCTGACTGGACATTCGGGTCAGCGGGATTTAATTTATACAAGGCCCCTGATTCTGCAGGATAAGTGTAATAATTTTCTCCATCCTCTCCAGTCTCCGGCCCATTCTCTATTTGACTTTGAATAGCCATTTCCCTATACCTGCGCTCTTTATCTTGTGCAAGTTTCAGCCTGGCATCAGCCCTTATGTTTTCTTTCTCTTGCTGGGCTAGCTTGGCGTCATATTTCTCGGCTGTAATTCCCATATTTTCTTCGCGCCAGTTTTCCTTACGTTCCAGCTCATTTTCATACCGCTTTC